CGGATCGAGGGATACGGCGCGAGAGCCTACGGGTCGTCTACCGGATACGGCATAGAGACCCGGCAGGCCGGAGACTATGGTGCCGTCGTCGAGGATTGCGAGTGTTACTACAACGGCAATCATTCGATCGGACACATCAGCGATCCGAGCGGCGGGTTTTGCCTGCACTACCGAAACATTGTGGGTCACTGCGGAATTGTGTCCGGCGGCGGATACAACTCTTTGGTCGGTTACTCGTCGCAAGGTGGACTGGAATATTACGCGAAGGCAAATACCTGCCGATTCGGCGGCGTGCCAAACACGAATATTACGCCAATTCCTCGAAATCCTGGTGGTTTCGACCCGAGTAACACAAACTACGGACACACGGGCGGCGACGCCTACGACAATACGCTTTTTATCGTCGATGACCAACGCGTCGAGAACAACACGGGAAGCTTTCCTCGCGCGAATCATATGTGTTTCTCTCCGGCGTTTGACGACAAGCAGATGGTCGGAGATGACACCGACCTATCAACGATTCGCGCGTTCTTCATTCGTAGTCGTCAGACAGGAGGCAATGCAACCAATCTTCGGGCCATGCCGAAGGTTGCCTGGGTCCAGGTCGAATGGCTCGCGGTCGCGGGTCTCGGTTCTCCATATTCGTCGACTGTGTTCAGCGCGATCAACTCAGATACTGGCGTCGGCGGATGGTGGTTCGAGTGCATCATGCAGATTGCGACCGTGAGCACGGGCCGCAATATGCTCATGTGGATTAACGCCGGCGGCGGAGACGTGTGTGCGCCGAAAATCTATTCCTCTCACTTTGAGATGGACGCGTCATCCATCGGCAACTCATGGACGTTCGCTACGTCAAGCATTAGCGCCAACATGACGCTCGTGAATACGATTGTCTCCGACATCGCAACCGGTGCCTCGCATACGTTCAATCTGAACGTACCCGAGGCGAACATCACGACGAGCGCGTTTTATGGGACGCCTCTCTCGCAGTGGTCCAGCCAGATTGATGGTGGCACAGGAAGCGTCTCATTGGCCAGCAAGCCAGTCGTGGCGGCGGCGCCCGTGGCTGCATTGCTGGCAGCGACCACCGATCCTGGCGGCGTCGTGATCGACTACGACGCCCGCGGAAACGAGTGGGCGGGAGCGATTGGACCTTATCAGGGGGCATGACAAATGGCAACGACTGACGCACGGCCTTATCCCAAGTACGCCACCGCGTACCGGCATTACTTCTGGATGTACGACGGCGACGGGGATCCGCAAGCCTCAGCAGCGGACCTGACGGCGCAAGTATCCATTGATGGCGCCGCGTGGACGACGGCGGCCGGGGCTCCGGTCGAGATCGGCGAGGGACTCTATTACCTGGAGCTTTCGACCTCGGAAACCACCTGCGACGCGGTGTCCATACTCGTCGAGACCTCGAGCACGGGCGTCAAGAGCGAGACCGCGACGCTGTATCCGACCCAGGACGGAGATATCGAGGTGGACCTGTTGACGACGGCCCTCGACTTTGTTCTCGACAGTGCCAACGCGTTGACAGTCAAGCAAGTGCTCGCCTTGATGGCGGCGGAAAGCCTTGGGAAGGTGGCTGGCATGTCCACAAACTCGCCAGCCTTCAAGGCGCCAAACTCGACAACGACGAGAATTTCGGCGACCACGACCAGCGACGGACGATCGGCCGTGACGCTGACTCCGCCAAGCTGAGGTGAAAAGTGCCGAGACTGGCGAACGTACTTCAGACGAGTTTTCCGTGGTGGAACCGGGTCGGAACCGGATCCCCTCCAACGCCTGGCACGGGTGTCGGCGAAGGGTACTACAACGCGTCGTATTATCGCGCGGCGTACTATCACGAGCCCTATTACCCCAAGCCTCCTGGTGGTAGTTCATCGGTCATCGAGCGGGCGGATATCACGTTCCGCGCGCGGTCTGCCGTCATCGCAATGCGAGGGGGTGACTCATGACGCTCCGGTCGATCAATCGCGAATCCAAAATCTATCTCGACGTCGACTTCACCGACGCCGACGGGAACGCGGCAACGCCGACGTCGGTGGAATACAGGGTCGATTGCCGAACCACCGGCCGTCAGCTCAGGGACTGGACGTCGGTCGCATCGCCAGCGGCTGCCACGGAAATCGAACTGTCTGGCGCGGATACCTCGATCGTGGACATGGGGCACGCCACCGAAATTCACTCTTGCACGATTCGCGCGACCTACGGCGCGGGCGACGAGTTTCGGACCGAATATCAATTCCTTGTCCGCAACCACCGGGAAGCGGTGACGCAGCAGATCGTGATCGGGGACGACTACGCCAGCACCGAGACCCGGCAAGTCGTCTGCATGGGTGGATCGGCGTGGCCGGACATGACCGACGCCACCGGCGCATACATGACGCTTACTCGAGGCTCGGACACCATCACCGTCCAAGGGACGATCAGCCAGCCGACGGGCACAAAAAAACTTGTGACGTTCGATCTCTCGTCCACCGATACCGACGATTTGCCTTACGGGGAATACGCCCAAAACGTGTATGTCGTGCTGGAAAACGGCAACAAGGTCACGCTGCGGACGAGCAAGGTGAACCTGCTCGACAGGCTCAGGTAATGAATGGGTCATCGTGGCCGCCTGTATGGCGGGAAGACGATCCGCGAGCACGCGGTCGAACTGGGAGCGGCCCTCGAAACGGTGCGGCGTTGGCTGCACGAAGGGATGCCCCACGAAGATCCGCACCGCGCCGAATGGGTGGCCGCACACCGAAACGGCAACCGCAACCACAATCTGCCAGGCAATCCGTCGACCCAAGAACTGGTCAATCGACGCCTGCTCGAAGAAATTCGCGGCCGACAACTAAAAAACGCGAAATGGGAAATCGAACTCGACCAGCTTCGCGGCTCCGTCATCACCGTGGAAGCGGCGGCTGCCAAGTACATGACACTTCTGCAAATCCTGCGGACCCGATTCGACGGCCTGGGCGCGTCGACCGCCGACCGGCTGCTGTATCTCGAAAATCCTGCGGCGGCGAAGAGTGTCATAGATACGGCAGTAAGCGACGTGTTCACCGAGGTGTACAACCACTGGACCCAAATGCACGCGGTGCCAGCGGGGTCGAAGAATGACAATGGCAAGTCACCGAAGCCCCGAAAGCGTGTTCGCCGGCAGGCTAGCAAACGTACTAAAGCCGCGCGAACCGCTTAGCTGCTCGCAGTGGGCGGAAAAACACCTAGTGCTTTCGATTCGCTCGTCCGCGTCGCCCGGTCTCATCAAGCTTGACCGGACGCCGTACCTGCGCGAACCGATGGACAAATTCAGCGATCACTCGCCGGAAAAAATCACCCTCTGCACGGCGTCGCAACTAGGAAAGACGATCTTTCAGGCGGGAACGCTCGGATGGGAAATCGACCAAGATCCCGGCCCGAGCCTGTTTGTCATGGACTCCAATGACAACGCCAAGGCATTCAGCAAGGAGCGATTGCAGCCACTATTTGAGGACTGCCCATCGATATCTCGGCACATTCCCTATGACCGCAGGGGAGAGCCGGACAAAAAGCGCTTCACGCTCCAGTCAATGGCGTTCGACACGATGACGTTAAACCTCGTGGGAAGCAATTCGCCGGGAAAAATCGCCTCTCGGCCGATTCGACGGCTACGGCTCGACGAGTTGGACAAGTTCAAGTTGGCAACGGAGCGGGAAGCGAGCGCGGCCCATCTGGCACGCGAACGCGTCAAGACGTTCTGGAATCGCAAGATCTTGCAGACCTCGACGCCGACGATCTCGAAGGGAGAAATCTGGACGCAGTTTCTCGACGGAGATCAACGTCTCTACCTTGTCCCCTGCCCCCACTGCCACAAGTTCCAGCGGCTTACATTCGACCAGGTCAAATGGCCGACTGAGTTTCGCACTGAGGACTCTCGCGGACGGTCGACTTGGGACCTTTCCAAGGTCAAAGAACAGACCTGGTACGAGTGCGTCCACTGCCAGGAGCGCATCGAGGAAAAGCACCGGGGTCGCATGCTGCTTGATGGCCACTGGGAGCCGACCGCAAAGAATCCGACGCATGCGAGCTACCACCTCTCCAGTCTATACAGCCGGCTAGGAAATCTCACTTGGGGGACGTGCGCCGCACAGTTCCTTGAGTCCAAAAAGAAGGGCAACGACGCACTGCAAAACTTCCTCAACTCGTGGCTCGCCGAGCCTTGGGAAGTCCCTGCCGTGGCGGCGTCCGAAGACGAGATCCTAAGGCACCGCGGCGACTACAAGCCGGCCGAGTGTCCCGGCGATCCCGTCGCGGTCATCATCACGGCGGACGTTCAGGAGCGAGAAATATTCTTCGTGGTCCGCGCATGGGGCGAGTTCGGAACGAGCTGGCTCTTGCGGTACGGCATGGTGCAGACGCTCGACCAATTGAACGCCCTGGTCACGCAGCGGCACAAGTCTCCCGGCGGCGATTTATTCATCACGCACAAGCTGATCGACTCTGGATACAAGACCGACGACATCTACAGCTTTTGCGCAATCCATCAATGGGTTCCCGTGAAAGGATTTGGCCAGGCTCAACGAGTTTACCCCGTCAAGCTCGAAAACGGCGTGCTGCAAATCAACGCCGACTACTTCAAGGACGCTCTCCAAACCAAGCTACGACTCGCCAACGATGTGCCCGGCGCATGGCTATTACACGCCGGCACCGGATCCGATTACGCGTCGCACATCGCGTCGGAGCGACAGGTAGAAGAAGAGAATAAATGGGGCGTCAAAAGAAAAATCTGGAAGCGAACCGGCGACAACCACTGGCTGGACTGCGAGATTTACCAGCTAGCGGTAGAGCAGTACCTGGGGCTGAGGTTCCTCCAGCCGGGCCAGCAGGAAACGGCGATCGTCCACTCGATCCAGCAGACGAGGATCGACGGCCGAAGCTGGTGACAGCGCCGAAGGACAAGGCCAAGCCGGTCGAGGTCAAGCTCTGCTATCCCTGCCCATGGTGCGGTCAAGATGGCGAGGTCGAGAATACCGTGAGCGGCGTCGTCTATTGCCGCTGCAAATCGGAAGGCTGTTACGGCTCGACCGTTCGCTACAAAATGCCAAGAAAACAAGGCCGAATCGCCTACATCGAAGACGCGTAGTTGCACGTCCGTGCAAACCTCCGTTTGTTAATTTTGTCCTGTCCTTAAGCTTGGTGACATGGCTACGTCACAGGAGCTATTGGACCAAGTAAACGCCGCGATCGCTCGCATTCTTGCGGCGGGTCAATCGCGATCCTTGGCTGAACGGCGACTCGACGAGGCTCAATTGAAAGAGCTGCGCGAGTTGCGTCGGGACCTGATGACGGAGACCGACCAAGGCAACTGGGGCGTTATCCAAGTCGATCGGCCAAGTTAACGAAAGGGACGCGTGAACGTACTCGATCGCATCATTGGCGCCATCTCTCCCGGCTGGGGCGCTCGCCGCATGGCGTCGCGCATGGCGGTCGGCCAGATGACCAAGATGCTCGATGCGGGCAAGCACGATCGGACCAGCCCACACATTGCGCCAAACACCAGCGGCGAAATCCGCGATCAGGCAGAGCTGATCCGGGCGCGCGATCGCGCTTGGCGCATGTACTTCAACGATTCCAACGCGCGTAAATTCGTCGATCAGACGGTGGCCCACGTCGTCGGCTGCGGGCAAAAACCGCAATCCAAAGCGACCAAGCCAAACGGAGAGCCGGACGCCTCGTTCCGCCAGGCGGCGAACGATCTGTTCCGCCTCGTCTCTGCCAACCTGCTTTACAACCCGACGACCGGCGCGCCGTCGATGCCTTTCGGCGTCGTGCAAGCGATGGTCATGAAAGAGGTCGCCATCTGCGGCGAGGTGGCGATCCGCAAGCGCTACTTGTCGCGAGATCGTGCAGTAAAAGAAGGTCGCGTTTTGCCGATCGCGATCGAGCTAATCACCACCGAACATTTTCTCGACAGCGTGCCGAATCTGCCGCGATCGGTGACGAAGGGGAACTACATTTTTCGGGGAATCGAGTTTGACCCGCAGGGAAACCGTGTCGCGTACCACATCCGCAAGATGCACCCCTCCGACCCGCGAACGCTGGCATGGAACACCGAGATCGAGCGGGTACCTGCGAGCGAAATCTTGCACGTTTTTCGCCCGCAGCGGCCCGAATCGATTCGCGGTGTCACCTGGATGGCATCGCTGATTCAGCGGCTGCAGCAGATCCGCGACTACGAAGAAACGGAACTGATCGCCGCCACCGTGTCCGCGTGCGTCGCCATGGCCATTACCCGCCCATCGGGGTCGACGCTGCCGAGCCTGCAGAATCCGACCAATGAGCGGACGACCGACGCGGACGGCAACCCGATCAACGGCATGCACCTCGCGACGCTCGCGTGCTTCACGAACGGCGGCGTGCTCGACGGGCCCATGAACTTCGAGCAGCCGTACTTCGCGGGCCGCGAGGACACGACCTATTACGTCCGCGTCCATCTGGGCTTCAACACCAAGGCGAGCTACACGTGGCCGCGGTCGGGCGCGAACAAGAAGATGCAGGGCATGTGGAGCTGGTGGACGACGGAGGTCGTGGCGGTCGTCACGCCGGACAAGCCGAAGCCCCCGGTGACGCCGCACGAGCCGACGGACCCGCCGCCACCGCCGCAGCCTCCGGGACCGGTGACGCCGGGCACCTACCGCGCAAACCAGGCAGTCTTCGGCTCCGGCGGATCTGGCGGTCCGTCGATCGTCGCCGAGCCGCGCGTGATCGCGGTCGGCGCGTCGCGGGACCTCAGCGCGTGGCGCCAGAACGCCGTCACGCTCCACGAGATCGCCGTGCCGGGCATCCTCGCGCGGCCGCAGCTCTACCTCCCCGGCGTCGCGGACACGCGGACGCAGGAGGGCATCACCCCCGAGGCCACCAGCCGGGTCGAAGCCACGAGCCCCGTGGTGGGCCGCTGGGCGGCCGTGGGCG